ACCAATGTTTGTGCCAACTCCACCTAAAGTTGTTCCTGCTTGACCAATGTTTGCACCTATACCACCAAGAGTATTAGCCGCTTGTCCCAGAGCCCCGGCCCCTTGTGTCTGTGCAGCTTGAGCTGCTTGTAAATAAGGTGAGTAAGAACCCACACCTTGTTGTGCAAGGTTAATTGCTTGTGTTTGTAATGGATCTTCACCAGCAACAAACTGACGACCAGTAAATGTACTGGTATCTATCGGTGCGGAATAAGTGGCTTTCGCCTGTTCTGCGTAATCTTTTACTGCCGGTTCTAAAAAATCTGTTATTGCCATTATATCATCCTTGATTGTAACATTTGTTGTTGGTCGTACATTGCTTGTGCACCTTCTAATCCTTGTGAATCCTCAGAAATTTCACCACCTTGTTCTAAGTTACTCATTAAATTTTCCATAACTTCAGCGCCTTTATCTATATCGCCGCCTCCTGCATTTCTAACAGCATCTGCTGTAAATACAAACTCATTTTTAGATAGTCTAGCAGGTACATCATCAGCTCTTTCTTTGCCACCCATTGCTACAAAACCACCTTCGTTTCTAAAATCTTTTTCCATGCCACCCATGTCAATCATTTCTGATGCTTCGGCTTCCATAATTCCACCTTCTTGTGCTCCTACTCTTACCGGTACTCCACCTGATCTATAATCAAATTTGTTATAACCTGCTGGTGTTGTATATCCTGAAACTGTAGAATCTGGTACAGGTCCACCATCTGCCGCCATCATAACCGGTTGTGGTTGTTCCATGCCTGCACCTTCTGGTGCAGCTTGTTGCATTACTGCTTTAACAAATTGTTCAAAAGATAAGTCGCCACCTTTGTTTTTGTACTTTACATATTCCATCATTAACATTTGTTCAGCTTGTGCTTCTCCTGCACCACCACCCATGTTTAAAAATGTTTTAGGCATTCTTCTACTTTGACCAGCACCTGATCTAATGTATTCTTCTTCATCCTCTTCATCTACTAACATGCCGTTAGCATAACCTGCTCGGCCACCATCAGCTGCGTAAAAATTTTGCATTACATATTTTTTCTGTGGCATAAAATCTAAACCAGCACCTGCATCACCTGCACCGCTGTAATAATTTCTTGCACGTTGGACCTGGTATCTCGGATCCATTTGTTCTACCGGTTCTTCTTCCTCATCATCACCACCCATTAAGAATGGAGCTGCTAAAGCTGTAGCACCTAGGCCACCAGCTAACATTCTAGGAATACTCATTTTTGCACCAGCTTCTCCACCTACTCTAAAAATATCTCCAAGTGTACTAAGCTTACCACCTGTGCCTAGAGCTCCACCTAGTCTACTAAACAAACTAGCTTTTGCTCCAGCTGCACCAAAAGGAATCATACCAAGACCACCTATTATAGCAGCCTTACCTAATGGACTTTTAAAAACTTTCTTTACAGCACGACCAGCTTTCTTTACAAGTTTACCTAGAAAATAACCTTGTCTAGGGTCCTGTAAGGAACCTATTCCTGATTGTATTTGTTGGGGTTGCTGCATTCTAGATATTGCCATAAATTTACCTTAATTCCTATGTTTACTTGGTTTTACTAAATAAATCAAGAGGAGGCATGATAACATTTACGTCTTGTGCCATCTCTTCTGGCTTATAACCCTTTGCTTCCCAGTCTTTTTTTTCTTTAAAAAGCTCACCAGTTTTAAGGTGTCTATAAGTTGTCTCTACTTTTGCTTGTTTTATTTCCATTAATCTATTTTCTCCTTTAGTATGTTTAAAAAACTGACTGCAAAATCAAATGAATCAGTGGTGCTTGATTGTATAGTAAAAGCAGACCCGCCTTCTACGATTAGCGGTTGAGTTAATAATTCTACTGAAACATTTGCTGTTAGAGCCGCTGTTTTAATAGCCGTAATACTATTGTTCGTAACAGTTACACTAGGTGTACCAGCGGATGTGACTAATATTGACTTAATAATTATAGTTTCATTAACCCCTGGTTTGTTTGTTGCAAAAACAGTTAATGCATTTCCTGTAGTGTCGTTATCTTTACCTACAAATTTGTATTGGTTTACGATTGCCATTATTCTAAAAAGAAACTTTTAGCTTCTATCTCCTGTTTTACCTCTTCTTGAAAAGAAGAATTTAATTTTGTTATAATACCGTCAAGGTCTCTAACCAATGATTGTAAGTTAGCTTGACTATAATCTGGTTCAGCTCTAGTTAATGATTGTACAATTTTTGCCATTATAAAATACTTGCTAGTCCTCCGTTTTTAAAATTTACCCTACCGCCAAAGAAGTATCCTGCTCTACCACCTTTAGCAAACATTAAACCTGGATCTCCTCCTTGAAATTGATTTGTATAATTTCCTGCAGAAGTTTTTCCAAAACCTGGTGTATCATCCCTGCCACGAAGACCCGGATCACTTGGTGCTTGACCTTTTGTAGCTCTTTCAATTTGTGCTTTTGCAGCCGCATCGGCTTTTTCTTTTGCTATTCTATCATCTTCTTTTTTTTGTTTTTTTTGTTTAAAAAACCTGCCTATAATATCATTGTCTCTTTTTTTCTTCTTCCTTTCTTTTTCAAATTTGTAAATATCATCTGACTCATCTTTTGTTGAACTTAATATATTTCCAAATTCATCAAGAGCAGTTAATCTTTCGTTTAAATAACTTGGATCATAATTTGGATCGGCTTTTGATTTACGTTCTATAGTTTCTTTAATAGTTGCTTTTCTATCATCAACTGTTTTTTGTGTTATTAAATCTGCATTGTAACCTGCCATAATATTTTCAGCCGTATTATAATCACCCTGTCCTTGAACAATCTGTCCAATGTTATTAACCATTATACCTTTACCACCTAATTCATTTTCAAATATTCTTCTGCTGTTAACCGGAAGATAGGGACTTATAAGTCCTACAGCCCCTTTTCCCGGAACAAAACTACCTGCAAATTGTAAAAATTTTTGTGGGCCTGTAAGTTCGGGTTTATTGTAATAATCATAACCTTTAAAGTTAGCCGTACCCTGCATTATTTTTTGATTTTGTAGATCAGATAATTCAGGATTATAGTCAACAGATTTTCTATAATCATAGTTAGGTTGATAGTTTCTATTTATAATTGAGTTAGGGTCAGGGTTGTAAACACTAAAATCGTTTCCACCACCGCCAGTAAAAGCGTTTGTATTTACAATACCTTGATTAATTACTGGTTCTTCTTCTGGTGTAGTAGGTAACTCAAAAGGATTTTGTAAATATTTTTGTTGAGGTATAAATTTAAGACCTGCGTCTCGTATCTCTTGATCAGTAGCCATTATCTCATTCCTCCTGGTGCAATATCTAATCTAAATGTTCCTAGTTTCCAATCTTCATTAGATCCTGTGTTAGAAACTTTTAATGCGACAGACCTTGCTCTAATTCTTGTGCTTTTAAAAGTAGTAGTTGGTTCAATTGAAAAATTTGTAGTAGCAGGTGTACTGTTAGGATAAGCCCTAGTTGTAAAACTAATTTGAGTATTACCGGTTTGACTTATAAAATCTGGTATAAATCTACTAATTCTCATAATGTATTCACCATCTCCTCTAAGGTCCGGTGTTCCCACAGCTTGACCTGTATTGCTTCTTTTTTGAGTAATATCAAAATCACCCGATAATATGTTTGCTTGAATAGCTGTTACAACTCCTCCTGCATCTATTTGATCGGTCCCTGTTTCCTGATTATAGTATATAGTAATTCCATCAGTATTGCCAGTAACATCAAAAGAATTATTATCGCCAGTAGTATAATAGGTTGCGTGCGGTCTGTTAAATACAGATGAATCCTGCCATGCGGTTCTAGCTAAACTACCTGTAGTCCATATAGGTCGTTTGTCTGATGAATCTAAATAGTTATAAGTCACCACTCGATCAACTACATCAGAGTTTTCACTACAATAAAACCAGTTTATCTCACCAAAAAGATTATTTAAACCACAGTTAATTAAATCACGAGATGTGTCATTAACACTATCATAAACATAGTCTTCAACAAGACAAGGCATAGATTTTAATTGTCCATCGTAAGTAAAGAAACCATTTTCCGACATCCAATAAGAAGATCCGTCAACTTCTACTGCTGCATTCTTACCAAACAAACCACAGTTGGTACCCACTTGTTCAAATGAGAAAGTAAAAGGTGCACCAACAAATCTCATCAAAAATAATGCAGTATCTGTCCAAACATAAATTGCGTCCCTACCTTTAATAGCTCCCATAATTTTAGAACCGTCTGCAAGTCTTTGTGTACCTGCTGTGTTTTCTGCTTTAACTGTATAAGAATCTGATTGATCTATACTTTCTTGGTCAGAGAATCTAATAAACATATCATCTTGTGTTGCTGGTGTTCCTACAGTTGTCTCTGTTCCAAAAAACACTAAGTGTCTATCGGGTGTAGATACTAACACATGACGCGAAGCTGTTGGAGCATTGGGTAGTAAAGTAGCTCTTGTAGAAGTAGCATTAGTTGCTGAGGCGTCCCATTCAAAACATTTACCATTATAAATAAGTGCAATTAGTTTTGTACCGTAGTTATCTAAAACCCATAATCCTGGATCAATAGTAAAGTCAGAAGATGCAGGATCTCCCCAACCTGAAAAATTAGAAATATTAGTTACCGTCACTCCAGCACTGTGGGTTGCAGCGGTAGTTCCGTTAGCTCCTCTAGCACCACCAGTTAAAGTATTTGTAGCTGTATTATTATTTGTGTAAGTAATAAATTCATTTTCTATTTGTATTGTTCCTGTTGCTGGAAACGCTGCACTACTATTTAAAACTATAGTTGTTCCTACGGTATCTGTTAAAGCTGTTTGTAAAGTTGTTGTTGCAGGACCAATAGATGTACCACCAAATAAACCTGCACCCCAACCAAAACCTCCAAGTTGTTGAGCGGGTCCGACACTAAAATAACAAAGCACAGAAGCAGATCCTGCAGTGCTTAAAGGAGTGCCTGATTCATTAGCATCCATTGTAATTGTAAAAGCAGTACCGCCTGGTACAGACGTAACCATAAATTTTTTATCTTCAAACGTAGCGTTAGTAAATGTAGAACCACTTAATCCAGTAACAGAATCAAATAATACAATGTCATCTTCTAACAAACCATGGTTAGTGCTGCACGTCACTGTAACGGTTGGACTACCTGATGTACTGGTAAAATTAACTCCTGTTAAAGTGGTTCTTATAGGATGTATGTCATAATAAAGACCACCCGAATATGCATATAAAATTCTATTAGTTCCTATTGCGGCGTATTTAATTCCAGCATTATCGTCCCAGTGATGGATAGCTCTAGCTACACCTGTAAGTTTACTTTCTCCTAACTGTGTCCAACCACCTATTTTTTCAGGTGAGCCATATCTAAAACGTACAAAGTCTCCGTCAAACCATTGTCCCTCGGCCCCGGTCTCTGTAACTTGTTTGTTGAACCCTGGTGCAAAACCTAATTTTTGTAACATACAGCCTCATTATAATACTATTTTATTCCTGATGGTAGACCTAGCATTGCTCTTCCATCAAATTTATTTTTCTCAGCAAATGGGCCATTTACATGATTATAATGTAGAAATACTTGACCGCAAATGTTCCCGTCAAAAGGCTCTCGCCAATGTTCAAGTTCACAGCCACTATATACTAGCATATCCCCTACTTCAAGCAAGACTTTTGTGCCTGCTGGAGCGTTCGGTTTATGTATATTTTTGTATTCATCAATAACATTGTTAGCACCTGTGCCATCTATAAATATAGGCCAAGGGTCACCACCTAGATTAAGTGTGCATGATATCTCACAACTAGGTCTATCTTTATGTCTTTTAAGTTCGTCACCTTTTTTATATGCTCTTGCATAGGAATAAGTAGGACATAGATCTAGTCCAGTGTGTTTTTTCATAACAGGTAACATCTTAACCAATAAAGTATCCATTACAAAATCACCGTAACAAGAGAATGTATTTGGTATTTGTTGATCGGTCCATGTTCCAAGGATCGGGGACTGTGCATGTATGTTGTTTTGATACATGTATCTGACAGCATCTTTTTTAAGTAGGAAATAATTAAGAATAAAGTTAGCTAACTCATATGATGTAGCTTTTTTAAT